TTTCCAAAAGACATAGGCTACACCTTCCATTCTCGATCCAGCCGGAGCAGCAGATTTACGGTGTTCCAAACCTGCTGTCCGGCTTGGACATTATCAGAGAAAAAGCCACCAGTGCTTCCGTCCCGGCTTTCGTAAAAGTGGGACGAGAGCATAATGACGGCCTGCTCCGTAGTAGGGGGCATAGGATTCTGCTGATAGAAGCCTGCCGGTATGTGCTGATAGCTTTCCGCGTAGGCAACGGCGGCGGTGATGTAGCTCTTCAGCAACGGATCGTCAGCCTCGTGTTCCAGTATTAAGTTTTGCTTGACCTTGCTCAGAAGAATGTCCATCACCGTCGCCTCCTAACTTACGCAGACTTCATCTGCAGGGCCTTGACAGCTTCGGGCAAAATCAGCTTGCCGTCCAGACGCTTGGTGGCAAGGAAGCCAACCTGGCCGGTATCCGCATAACGCTCGTTCAGACGACGGAAGGTAATGCCCTGGCGGTCACCAATCCAGTAGAAGTGGAGATCACCGAACAGTGCCACCTTATTGCCAGCTGCGAGGTCAGGCATAAAGGGAGAGGTGTAAATGGGACGACCCAGCAGAGTGGCGTGGTCGCCTTCATTCAGCGCCTTCTGCCACAGGAACTGGCCGTCGCTGCCCTTGAGCTTACGCACAGCAGCCATAGTGGCATCGTTGAAGATCCAGATGGCCTTTCTGCGGTAGGGAGCCTTCAGGCTGTAGAACAGATTGATAATCTCCTCTGCGGTGATGGCAGTGGCAGAGGCGGTAGTGATGGCGACTTCGGCACCGCCGTTGTCGGACAGAATGCCCAGGGGCTTGCCCACGCCGTCGCCGTTGAAGAAGGCATCCTCTTCCTTGTCACCGATACGACGGGCGAACTCGGAAGCGAAGTAGCCCTCCAGATCGAAGGCGGAGTCGTTCAGCAGTTCCTCAGAAACCTTGATGATGGTGCCGACCTTGTGTGCGCCAATGGTCTGCTGACCGAAGGTATCGTCGCCATCGGGAATGGGACCTTCCTCGTCGATCCAGGAGGCAGTACCCTTGGCGGTAACCACGGGGATCTTGTGGCTGCCGGAATTGGTCTGGAATACGTGGGCGTGGCCACGGACGATATGCTCCTCGTTCAGTGCCTGCACAAGAGTGTTTTCAAACTCATCAGGCACCAGGTAGCCACCTTCGGTATCCACACCTTCCTGCAGTGCGTTCCGGACCTCGTAAGAAACGCCGTTCTTGGCACGGGTTGCGTTCCAGAAGGCGTTTTTATACTCGTCGGCAGCACGGCCGGTCTTGGTTTCAACCTTGGCAGTTGCGGGCTTTTCGGTGATGGGAGTGGCTACAGGCTTTGCCAGCTCGGCATCAATAGCCTCCATACGCTCCATGCGACCAATTTCAGCACCCAGCTTGGCGATGGTCGCCTCCATGCTGGTGTAGGTGGCATCGTCCTCTGCGGACAGGCAGCCATCTTCGCCTCTGTGGGACTCCAGGAATGCCTTTGCAGCTTCCAGAGCCTTTGCACGCTTATTGCGCAGTTCAATGATTGTCATAGCAGTTCCTCCATTAATGTTTCATAAGATTTAGGCGATCCATCAGTGCTTCGACAGATCTGCCGCGTTTGACTTCCGGCTTGGCCGGGACTTCGGTCTTTGCTTTGGGGGTAGGCACAGCCGCGACCGCAGGCTTTGCCTTGGCAGAAATCTTGTTCATCAGTGCTGCCTCCACTGCCTTGCTGGAAAACGCAAAGGCCGGAACTTCCGCTGTTGCCAGCTTCTCATCAGTGAGAATTTCATCGGCAAAGCCAAGTTCAATGGCCTTCTTTGCATTCATCCATGTTTCGCTGCTCATAAGGTGGCTGAGTTTGGCACGGGACAGATTGGTGCGGATCTCGTAGGCATTGATGATGCTTTCCTTTACTTCGTTCAGCATTTCAATTGCCTTCTGCATCTCCTCGCGATCTCCAAACGCGCCGGTCATGGGGTTGTGAATCATCATCAGCGCGGTGGGTGCCATCAGCACCTTGGTGCCGGCCATAGCAATGACCGAGGCAGCAGATGCGGCAATGCCGTCGATCTTGACGGTGACATTGCCCTTGTAGTCCATGAGCATGGTATAAATCTGACTTGCAGCTACACAGTCGCCACCGGGAGAATTGATCCAAACGGTAATATCACCGCTGCCGGATACCAGTTCTTCCTTGAACATCCGGGGTGTGATATCATCGTCAAACCAACTTTCCTCCGCGATAGTGCCGTACAATTCAAGCACCCGTTCTTCGGGCTGGCCTTCGTCCGCCAGGTTTTTCCATGTCCAAAACTTCTTCGCTTGGGTCTTCATTGGTTTCCTCCGTTTCTGTTGGATTGATATCTGCATAAGCACCCGCACTGCCCAGCGGGAGCATACTGCCGTTGATGAGGTAAAGGTCGCCGCCTTGCTCTGCCGGAATCCGGTCAAGGTTCTCCAGCTCCCGGATATCGTTGGCAGACATCCAGCCGTTTTGCCTTGCAATGGAATAACCATTCATTCGGCTTTGATAATCACCTCGGAGCAGACCTTCTAGGTTGAATTTGACGAAATACTCCTTTTTTTCATCTACAGAAAGCAAAACACGCATCATAGACTGTTCCCACCGGACGATCCAGGGGTCGAGAGTGTATTTCACAAACTCAAGGGATTGCTGCTCAATATTAGAAAAGCTCGACTTTTCCAGGTCGCCCACCATGTGAGGTGGCACTCGGAAAATTCGAGCAATTTCATTGATTTGGAATTTTCGGGTCTCCAAAAACTGTGCTTGTTCCGGAGAAATGGAGATGGGCGTGTACTTCATACCTTCTTCCAGCACAGCAACTTTACCGGAATTGGACGCACCGCCAAACTGACTCTGCCACGCCTCTCGCACCCTAGACGGGTCCTTGATCGTTCCGGGGTGTTCCAGCACACCTGAAGGGGCAGCTCCGTTAGCAAAGAACTTAGCACCAAACTCCTCGCAGGCGATTGCCATACCGATGGCGTTTTTCGCCATAGCAATGGGGCTGTAGCCTACGAGCCCATCGAAGCCCAAACCGGGGATATGCAGCACATCGGCAGGCTGCAACTTTACCGACGCACCCTCCATTGTGTGCGCTTCCTCGTTGGATCGCTGGTAGGTGTAGTACAGCTGTCCTTTCTCGTCTCGATCCACGGACATTTTATTGGGCATCAGCGGATACAAGGCGATAACCTCACCCTTGCCGTTGCGAATGATCTGCGCGTAGGCGTTACCCCAAAGAAGCAGATGTGTCATAAGGGTCTCCCGGAATACGAAGGAACTCATTTCCGGGTTTGGCTCATCGTGGAGCAGCTGATATAGTGGGTGATCGACCGCCTTCTCTTTGCCTCCGGTTTCCGTATACCTGTAAAGGTGCAGGGGCAATCCAGCGACCGCCTCTGCCAGAATCCTTACGCAGGAATACACAGCAGTCATCTGCATTGCGGATCGTTCATTTACCGGCTTTCCTGATGTGGTACCGCCCATAAAAAATGTGTAGGCACTGCCGGTGGTTCTGTTTTGGGGCTTGTCCCTGGATCGGAATATGCCCTTTAGAAGATTCATATTTTTCCTCCCTTTTTGATGATCCTGTTCTACCAACCATGTCGCAATCCCAACGGAATGCTACCCATATGCATGAAAGTCAATCAACCATATGGCATAACAGAACCATTAATTTATACTGCAATACAAGGTGCTGCAGTTTAGCTTGCCATCGATTAAGTAGCGTTGCGTGTCACTAGGATTAAACTGATTTTTCAAACCAATGCGAAAAACATCTCCCGCCACGTCAATGGGAACACCATTCTTGCAGATCCGGAATCTTAACAGCAGCGGATTCTTCTGTCCTTCTCCTTGCAAACCGACAAAGCCACAATATTCCCAGTCGAGTGCTTTTCCCACCGGCTTGAGCAGTGGAAGCAAGAAGGTGGACAAGTTGAAATCAATATGCTTACGTCTACAGTCTCCAGCCATAATGGTTCGCTCCGTATTTAGAAAGCCATCCGTAGGCATCCATTGGGGAACTTCCGGATATATGCTGTCTCCAGTGTAGGCGTAAGCCTTTCCAGCAATCAGCCCGTAGCCCCATTTATACTGCCGTCCACCGGTACTGCCATTCCAGGTGACCGGATGTTGCCAGTGGGATTGGCGGCCGCGATTACGCACACAGCGGTAAAGATGCAGCTCCGCGCCACTGGGAATCACATCCGGATTCACAAGATGCACGCGCAGTATTGTAGAAATTCCATCCTCTGAGCGTAGTTTTTCCAGCATTGTGGAGCAGTTGCGAGAGCGTGTATTTAGATCCGCCCGGAGCTGCTCCCACACGGGCAATGTCGGATCTGTGGAAAAATCACCAGCTGGATCTACACCTTGGCAAACTGTGCCGATTCCTACCATCGGTGTAGCCAACTGGAGATTGCTGTTCGATGTGCCTCGGAAGCCTACTCGCACTAATTTGTTGGGGATTTTCAGCACCTCGTGGGGAATGGCGCACACATTATCGTCTTTCCACATATGTTCCAGCACATCGATGGTTTGAACGCCATTAGTAAAGACAGCCGTCTTACTGACTGCTTTCCATTCTTCCGAAAAGGAAAACTGTATAAAAAAAGCATTCGCTGTGCCGGAAATGAGCTGCTCGGCACGCACAATCCGTATATCGCTGTGCTGCACAACGGCATTCATCATTGCTCCGTCTCCTTCAATTTATCTTTCAGCGCATGAAAAAACGCCTTGCCTTTGATGGGCTGGCCGTTGGCAAGCAGCTCATCTTCAAAAGCAAAGCGTGTATCCAGTTGTTTGGCAGTATATCCTTTGACATAGGTTCGCCAGGTATGTTCGTCCATGTACAGCAGTTTTTTCCATAGATCCGGAAAGTGCTGTCGGAGCTTTCGCATTTCATCATAGGATTGTAGCGGACAGCACCAGCAGGATACACGGTGAAAGATATCATATAAACCTTCCCAGTCGAAGCCACGCTCCTTGCAGTAAGCTAGGCAGTCCGCTTCCGTCATACCCCATTCCACCAAGGGGTAGCGATGC